CAGTTCTTCGGCAGGGATATATTTTCAACTTCCTAGTATTCATATTCCAGCTTTAAATTGTCCTAGTCCGATTCAAGATTTATGTAACGCTTTGACTGATACAGTCAATCATATTATTGATGTTTTTTACCCCCAAAGTTTAGATTCTTCTGGCATTTCAGACTTACAGTTTTTAATGAATCAAAAAGTGCCTTTTGCTTACTTAAACGCTGTATTCTCACTCGATTTTAGTAATACTGCCTCAAGTACGGCACTTCCAACCTTTTCAATACCTATTAATCCCAGCGTGTCTTTGCAAAATACTGAACCGATTACTTTTAACGCAACTATACCCTCTAATGCACAGCAAATTTTTACATGGATTAGAACATTTACAACTTTACTATTTTGGATAAGTTTAATCATTTATTTAATCGGAGTGGGGAGGAGGGTTTTGACATGATTTTGCAAGCTCTCTTAGACGTTGCAGTAACTCTTTTAAAGTTTGTAGTGTCTGTTTTCCCTCAAGTAGATACATCTATTGTTGAATTAATTAATTCTCAATTCTCTATATTTAAAACAGCTTTAAATACTGCTAACTTTTTTATTGATATCCCAGCTTTAATGATTTTATTGGGACTTGCTTTTAGTATTGAAAGTTTATTGCTTCTTTATAGAATTACAGCTTGGGTATTACATAATCTAACTGGGGGTATTTTTAAGAAATGACAAAAGGATATATCGGAGCTTTAGGTTCTGGTAAAACTTTAAATATGGTCAAGGACTTAATGGCTCAAATGGAAAGAGGAAGAAAAGTCATTTCTAATACTCCAATCATTTTTTACAAGAATAAAAGAAAATATGAATCAATTACAATCTTTGACAGTAAGCAATTCGAAAGAGCTGTTATTAATGCTTGGAACGCTACAATAGCCATTGACGAAGCCTCAGTTTTTTTTCCCTCTAATTATTGGAATAAAATCAAACCAGAATTTATATATAAATTTGCACAAAGTAGAAAAATGAGGTGTGATTTATATTACACATCTCAGGGCTGGGGGCATACAATTAAACGTCTTAGAGATTTGACTAATTGGGTTGTAGCTTGTCATAAAAGACGTTTCTTTTTACCTCTTGATATTGGAATTAAAAAAGGGAAAAAAATATGGTATCCTTACATCAGAAGACCTTATGTTTTTTATGGAAAACTTTACAGTCCTGAATTCTTTATGCACAGAATCTTAGACCGAAAAAAAAGAGATTATTTTGTTATTGACAAGTGGGCGGTTTATCCTAGCGAAGCAAAGCGAATTTTTAGAGCATATAATACATATTTCAGAATAAAAGGCTCGGCACTTGCTAATATAAAAGACATTGAAGAAAATTACAACGAAAAAGAATTTGCTGGAAACAACATGGAACTTATTAAGGAAGACGCTACAATGCCCCAGAACGAGAGTTTTGAGGACGAGAGGTACGTTTCTCCAGATTAGGAGGTATTTTTAAAATGACAGGAAAATTTTATCCAAACGTTTCTATAACAAAAGAACAAGCGGAAAATATTAAAAAAGCTCTCCAAACAAAAAATTGGCGGGTTTTAAAAACTTGGAAAGAAAAATTTATTTTTCAATGCTTTTGTCAGGACGAAAAAATGATTGTTTCTATAGGACGACAAGCCCAGATTACTCTAGGTCTAAATTTAGCTACCTACGGAAATTCGGAAAAAACGTTAAAAATAGCTTTGGGGTAAAAGGGGGGCATATATATATATATATATATATGCACCCCCCCCTTTTCCCATGTTGGTATAAAAATTTATGAAAAATCACGCACAACATTTTGATATACAAAAAGCATTTGTCCACCCCCTTTTTGGGGCTTTAAATGGGGCTTTTGACATTATTAAAAACGGGATCTCAGTAGTTCCTACGATTTATCTTGAATCAATGCTAGCTCTCTTTATTGGATATGTTATTCTTTGGGTTTGGTATAATTTTTATCGTTAGCAATCAAACATCTTGACATGCTAACAAAAAAGTTGTACGAATAAAAAGTCAAGAGGATTTTGGAGGTTTGGGGCGGGAGGTCTGGCGGTTTCCCGCCCCTTTTTTAAATGGATTGTACTTATTCAAACCCTGTTAATTATCAAGGAAACTTACCCTCGAGTTCAATCGAGGCTTTTGCGTTTAATACTTCACACTGCAACATCACTCAATTTGCAACCCCCTCCGCAATAACAACCGCAAGTTCTTCTGGTATTGTTAGTTTTACCCCAGAACTAAATATCGGAATCGGAGAAACCCTTTTTGTAATTTTTGCTTTCTTTTGCATTATTATTTTCTATATATTTTTTCAATTAGCGAAAGGGGTGTTTATAAAATAATGCTTGTACCAGACTTTATCGTGTTCTGTTTTGTTAGAGTATTCGGTATGCTTTTCATGCAGTTTGGAGCTATATATTTAGCGTTAAAATTTGCACGTTATTTAGAGGAAGACGCATATCAGGAGCCAAAAGCATGAGTATATTTAATTTATCAGAAGTAGAAATATTAAAAGCCTTGTTTTTATCAATGGCTTGGGGCTTGTTTTTAGGGTTTTTACTAACCTTAATGAAAGAAATCTTCTTTTCTTGGCTAGATAGGAAAGGAGTTTGAGAGGAGGTGAAAAATGAAAGCAAAAATTTTAGGTATCACAAGTGCAATAGGTACGAGCTTGGGTTTATTAGTTATGTCGGCTAATGCTCAAACTCCTACACCTGCGGTTTATAGCATTGATTCAGGAGTTCAGGGCGGAATAACAGATTTGTTATCCAGCTTTGTTACTGGAGCTTTTGCAATAATCGTTGTTGCAGTTGGAATCGTTGGAGGGTACTACGTTACTGTTAGGCTGGTACACGTACTACTTCGCTGGTTCCATAAGTTCGCTTAGTACCGGCCCAGCCCAGTTATTTTTTGTATTTTCTTCATAACTGGGCGGAGGGCTTAACCCTACCGAAGTAAGCTGATTCTCTTACTGGGCGGTTAAGAACTCCGCTTAGTTATGAAGAAGTTAAAGGCAATTATGTTTGTTGTTTTATTTATTATATGCAGTCCAATAATATTAATTGCTACAATAATTTATACATTTTTGTATATGAAGCTAGACAAGGAAGGGATAAATGATTAAAAAATTAATTATTATTGCATTATTATTTTTTGCGTTTACTAAAACAAGTGAAGCGAGTTATATAGATCATTTTAACTCAATGACTGTAACAAGCGTAGTAGAGGAGGGAACTGATACTGGGTACACTGTAACTGTAGATAGTTTGCCGTCAATGGTAGGAGATCCTTGCAATCAAAATGCAATATATGATAATCCAGTAACATCAGTAAAAGCATATAGCAATAGTGGGTGTAGCAAGACAAGCAATCCAATAGTTTTAAGTGAGTACAGCGTTACGTATTCAGGAAGCGTAATGTATTTAATTGCAACATATGATAGTGGTTCTGGCGATCACAATAATTATTGGAGTACACCGATAACATTAGTTTCAGGAAATTATACAGCTCCTACACCAACCCCAACACCTACCCCAACAGCAACTCCTACACCAACCCCAACACCAACGCCAGAAGTCAATCAACCTGTATTTTTACAAGAAAGTAGTGCAAGCGATTGTTTTGTTGATACAGGAATAAATAATTTAATCTACACAGTAAGTAATTGTCCTAGTGGCTGGGAAACTCTTTCGACAAATGTAAAAATTGATGCTATATGTTTAAACTTTGATATTGACTCGACTGGTTCTGCGGAATTTCAATTCCAACGAGGGATAGGAGCTTGGGCAACAATCAATGTTGAGGGTATGCCAGCACAAGCAAGAGATGTTTTTAGTACAACTGGCTCAAAAAGGCTATGTACTGGTATAATTAATCGAATAAATGGTTATAATAATAATTCTGGTTACTTTAAATTAGACGAAAATACTGTAAATTTAAGATTAGTTAAACCAGACTCCGCAATTATTACAAA